CCTGAGTAGGCCTTGCGGAATGCCTCAAACGTTGGTTTACGACCTGCAGCTACTTCACCTTCAGCAAACTTAGCGTACATCTTCTCAAACTCACCAGGTCGGCTAGCAACTTGAAGTCTGTTCTTACGGTCTTCAGCACTTGTATAAAGTTTCTCAGCAGCTTCAAGGTCGCCACGAGCCTCAGCGCGTCTAGCTTTCTCAAGGTCGGCTTGTACCTTCATACCTTCTACTCGCATTCTATCTTGCTCTTTACGAGCTGCGCCTTCACCTTTAGCAAATCCGCCTAGAGCTTCTGACGCTGCTCCTAGCATTGGGCCTGCAGTAGAACCAAACTTAGCAAAAGCTTCAGCCATGCGCAAGTAGCGGTCGGCTTCGCTTTGTTTACCTAAGCCAGCTTGGCGTTCTTCCAAAGCTTTCATAAGCGCTTCGTTCTTCTCACCAGGACCATCAATGCCTAGACGTTTTCTACGAGCTGCTAATGCTGCATCAATACCTGTTTCGTCTTGGTTAGCCGCTAGTGCCCCTCCTGCTGGTGCAGCTGCTGAAGGTGGTAGGTTTGATTTTGGTTGGTTAGCTCTTAGTGCTGCACCTAAACCAGCCTCTTCTCTATCAATAGCGTCTGGGTCAAATTTAAACCCAGCTTGCTGTTTAGCTTTAGCCGCTTCGGTTTCTTTACGTACAGCAGCTTCAGCCTTTGCTGCAGCTATGTCTCGGTCATCTTTTTTCTGCTCTTCTTTTGACGTCGTAAACATGCCACGCTTGGCATCACGCGCATCTGAAGCTTTTCTAAAACCAACTGCTTGCTCTTCTGGAGACTTATTAACAGCTTCAGTGATTGGGTCATACACAAATTTCTTGTATGCTCTAGCGCCGCTTTGAATTGGGTCAAAGTTTCTTAGTGTAAACAAATCACTAAATCCCTGTTTAATAGCTTCATTGTTAGCACGGATTTTATCTAATTCAGACATTTCTTGGACTTGACTACCATCTTCTCCGTTAAACGCAATGATGCCGCCACCAGCCATGTTAGTCATTAGGCCGCCAGTATTTGCTCTAGCGATACCTTCTTCACGCATGCGCTCCATAATCATTTCTTTAGCTTGCGGGCTTTTAGTTTGGGCTAATAACGCTTGTAGACCTTTAGCGCCACCTGCATCACCAATGTTATCAATTTTATTTTCTAAGCTAGCTCTAACTCCACCACCAGATGCGTACTCTTTAATAGCGCCACCTTCACGCTTCATAGCACCGTATAGTGATGCGCCAGTACCTAATAAGCCAATGCCTTGTTGCAATGCGCTCGGCTGAGCTTGATACTGCTGAGTAGACATACCCTGCATAGGTAAGCCACGAAGCAAGTTGGACATAGTCGACAACTGCATGTATGGGTACTGTTGAGCAGTAGCGTAGTCTTGAATAGCCTGATTGATAATACCTTGTTGGTATTGCTGCTGTTGCTGACCAGTTTGTTGTTGGAAGCCCATACGAGCTAAATCGGCTTGCTGTTGTGTGCTACCTAAATTACCTAATGTAGACGCGGCTTGGCCTGCTCCAGCGTAACCAGCTTGTTGTGCACCAACACCTTGGAGGCCTTGGCCGATACCCTGCATTCCAGTCTGAACACCTTGCAAGCCTGTTTGAATACCTTGCAAACCTAAATTAGCACCAAACTGCTGGGCTTGCATAGCCTTATCAAAAGCTGACTGAGACCCTTGAGCCTGAATGTTAGATAGATTAGATAGTAAATTCTTTTCACGTTCTGCTTGAGCCAAAGCTTGGCGAGCACCACCATAAGTACCTTGACGAGCTGCACCTAGATTAGTTGCTTGTTGAGCTAATTGAGCTTCGCGTACTGCCGCGTTCTTAGCAACATCTGTAACAGCTTGTTGATAAGGGGACATATAAGACTGCATTGCACGTGGGTCAGTTACTTGTTGAGCGTACTGTTGCCCCGCGCTAAACGCTGGAGCTGCGGCTGATGCACCTGCCAAACCTAAACCAGCCCCTTGCTGCCCGTACATACCCGCTTGTTGCGTAGTGCCTAATTGCCCCATACCAGACATAGCAGCTAAGCCAGTAGCTGGAGCAAACTGCCCAGGAGTCTGCATCTGCCCGGCTTGGTTATATACACTTTGCTGTAGTCCTGTAGGTCCGGCAAAATAATCTTGTGGGTTAGATGAATACGGTTGATATGGCTTAAAGCCTGTAATTTGGTCACCACTAGTTGTGAACAACTGATTCTGAGCAGCGCCCAGCATGTTCATTACATATGGTTTAGCGTATTCAGGTAGATTAGTCTGATAAGCTGTTGTTTGTGTTGGACCACCACCGCCACCACCTTTGCCACCTTCTAATGTAGCCGGAGCACGGCCAAATCCACGCTTCTCAAAAGCGCGTTCAGGTAACATATCAAAGTGTGCATTAAGCCGCATGTTTTAACTCCCTAATCCATTTACAATCGGCTTTGTTCATCGTTAATATCACAATGTCGCCGCCGTTATCGTGAAGACCATCAAATCTGATTTCTTCTTTAAATCCTAGTTTTACATCAAAGTTCATAGCTTTTTCGTTTTTACTGTTTACTAAAGCAAATGTTTTTTCAACACCACAATAGTTAAACGGATAATCAAACGCAGCTTGTACTAAACCTCTGTTAATTGGTTTACCGCATAAATTTACAACGTGCATTTGGCATGTTTTGCCTATAAACGCAGTATACCCAACTACCCACTCAATTTCATTACTTTCATTAACCCAAAATATTGCTTTTAAATCCCCACAAGGTTCGACGCCAACTTCTTTTAGCAGTATGTTTGCTGCTATTTGTAGCGCTTGTGGGTCTAAAGCCATCTTTATCATTCTTTAAGAATCCTGCAAAGTTCTTTAAAAGTAATTTCACCGCGTTTATAAGATTGCGCTGCTTTGCGTTGTTTATCAATTAGACCACCAGCACGCTCACCGCCGCCATCTCCACCGCCGCCACCGCCGCCGCCATCTCCACCGCCGCCATCACCACTACCGCCACCACCATCACCACTACCGCCACCACCATCTCCACTACCGCCACCACCATCTCCACTACCGCCACCACCGTCACCACCACCGTCGCCACCACCGTCGCCACCACCACTATCTGGTAAACCACTGAATACATCACTAACTTTTGGCTCACCATACATCTTAACCGGCGTAAAAGTTGTTGGGACGTTTGGCCTATTAGCTGCAGCTGCTTGTAATGCTGCTTGTAAACCAGAGTCCAAGTTATTATTCGGCACTGTTTGTGTCCCAGCAGCTTGCTGAACTGGCGCTTGTCTTCCAGCGATATAGTTACCTAGTGCTGTTATGCTGGCTAAATCATTGCCCATAGAAGGTAAAAGCTGACCCATTTGTGGCATGTTTTGCCCAAACTGCTGCAAGTACGCTTCGGCGTAAGGGTTAGTCCCCGCCGCGCTAGGTTGGTTCTGTGGGGCTGGGTTAGCGTAATTAGGTGTTTGAGCTGGTAGCCTATATACTTCACTTGTTCTAACAGGTGCTTCTCCAACAGGAGTTCCACCTTGGGCTCTAACTTTGTTTGCGTCATTACGCGCAGCGGTATCCCAACCACCAGCCTCCATTGCGCGAAATAAATCTCTAAATGACCCACCCATAATTTACTCCTTAAGCCGGCATGTATTTATCTGCTTTAACCGCTGGCGCTTGTTTCTTTTTGCCTGTACGCGCAGTACGTATCTTATCCATCATGCTATATAACTTCTTAGCGCCAGCATCAGTAGAGCCATTACCAAGATGCGACACAACATCAGCAGGGACAACAAACTCACCGTCGGCTAATCTAGCTGGCTGCTTACGGCCAATAGTGGCAGGGATGCTATCAGACATACCATCGCCAGGACCTTTAAGCATTCTTCCACCATCTGAGTAGCCCCCTAAAGAACCACCTTGTGCCATAGCTAGTTCACCTAAACCACGCACTTGCGGCATCTTAGCTTCGTAATTTTTAGGCATGTTAGCTGCTTTGTTAATCTTAGCCATACGTTTTTTAGCCGCGTCATAGGCGCCTAAGCTGGCTGTGTCATCGTCAGTATCTTTATAAATACCATCACCAAGACTCATAGTCTTCATCTTTAGGTCACCACCAGCTGCATAAGCTGCAATACCACCAGAAGCCATACCTACATCACCCATAGGTTCATCGTCGTAAGTGCCGCCAGAAGACATCATAACGTCACCACCAGCTGCATAACCTAAGCCAGTTGGTCTGTAATATGGTTGTGGTTGGCGCGGCACATATCCACTAAAGTTAGGTGATAAGCTATAACGATATGGTGCGCCTTTGTAACGCTCTTCTTCTTCAGGTGCGCCTGGAATTGGCGGTACTTCAGGGGTCATTGCATTAGCTACAGTTGCGCCGAGAGCTGGTACAGAGCCAGTTGGCATTGCGTTGTACATTTCTTTACCGGCAGTCATTGGGTTTGCCGCTACGTTTTGAGCACCCGCTTGCATATTAGCGAAAGAAGGGGCTGCGCCTTGCTGATAAGCGGTAGAGAAGTTTTGTACTTTGGTCGGGTCTAGAGGGGTTTGCCCTATGTTTGCGGCATCAAACGAGTTAATACCTATTGAGCTACCTACACCGGTATCAGCTGTCAATGCTCGTGTCATTCCTTCTGTTGTACCCATAGTAGCAGCATCTGAACCAACTGCACTGGCACCAGATTCTAAACCAGCTGCAGTACCACCAACGCTAGACAAACCTTGAGCCAACCCAGCGCCACCATAAGCGCCTAGACCAGCCATTAAACCTTTACCAATATCGCCCGTGCGTATTGTCTCAAATCCACCCGTTGCTAGCGCAGCGCCCATAGGGCCTATGAATGGAGTTAAAGCAGCACCAGCTATCATAGGCAGTATCTTCTTTAAAAAACTAGCCTCGGCTAAACCTGTATCAGGGTTAATACTTAGTGAGCCGCCGTGTGCCATTGCAATAGCTTGCAGGCCTTTTACTTCGCCTGGAGACATGTGGACAAGCATTGAATCGCCATCGCGACCTTTAGATGCTAGGTGTTTTGCTGCATGATGTAGGCTCATTTATGCCCCGCTGGGTTAATTATGTTGAATATTATCATGTTAGACAGTTGTTCCGCTAGCGTTTTTCCACACTGTTCCGTTATACCAAATAGGAATACCTAGCGTAGTGTCATAGTAAAACTGACCAACCTGCAAACTCTGAGTCGGTCGGTCTGCAGTTATACCGGATTGTGGCGTAGATATAGCAGTTAAAAAAGCATCTAAATTGTTAAAATAAATACGTAAATTTTGGTTAAGTTGGTCGTCCCTACGCTGGTCGTACTCAGCTGGGGCAGTTGGCAATGCCGGGGCAACAAACTTTTTAACCGTCATCTCTTACCGTCCGGTCTAAGGTCTAAACGTGGGCTACCTAATTGCCATTGCGTATCTAAGCCAGTAGATTCTATTTTTAAAGCAACTTGACGAGCACGAGCTCTCATAAATACTTGGTCAGTAAACTGGTTAACCGTTGTTTGTATAACGCGCTGCGTATTACTTGCGTTGCTTTGATATGTGCTACCAGGGAAGTTGCGTGGGCGTATAACAAAATTAGCCTCTGGGTTATTAGCCGTAGACCCATTAAAATTAATGTCTGGTATTACACGACGTGTAAGCATCAACTGGTCGCCCTCAGAAATATCAAAATCTGAAGATTGAATGTACGCAGTTAACGGAGCAGCATCATCATTAGTGCCGTCTTCATGGTTAAATAAGTAGCTACGCACTAACGTATTGTCAGTGTAAGAAGCTTGTGGGAAATCGCGCAGTGGGCTGTCTAACCAAGCATTACGCTCAATAGTGCCGTAGTACCAAATTCTTTCTAAATGGTTAAAGATAACGTATGCGTTGTTATAGCTTGAGTTGGCTGTTGGGTACATCCACCAGACTTCGTTCCAACCTTCGTTAGTGCCAGATATAATCTGGTCAGCTTGGTCATAGTTTATGTTATTAAACACATGGTTACGTAACGTACAAGGTAAAGTTTCTACACGTCCTGTATACACATAGAACTTATCATGCCCCATCCAGAAGGTCATATTGTTAACAACAGTTACTGCGCGGGGTCCAATAATAGATAAGTTATCACCAATCTCTTGTAGGGCAAACACGTCGGTTGTACCGGTAAACTGTAGAGAACTTAGTGTAGCTTCTGTAAACACAAGAATCTCTTGCTTAGTCGGTATAGCACGAACAATTAAAGAGCCACGAGAAACACGAATAAAACCCGCTGAATTAGTTACTAAAGGCGTCCACATACCTGGGTCATCTTGCGAAGCCCAGCGAATCAATAACGGGTCAAAATCGGTAGACAAACCTGCGTATGGCTGACAACCAAAAGCTAGCAAATGCTTATCGTTTTGAGATACTAATGTCTGCATCGCTTTATTTGGTACGTCAGCTGCTCCAGCAATGTCTTCTAGTAATATAGCCCTAGTTGCTAAAGCTGTTGAGGGGTCTTGGTTTGTACCCCGTTCCCAATAGTAGATAGCACCATTACGAATGTTCATAACTAAGTTATTATCAAACTGGTCAAACCACCAATCTCGTTGAATCAAAAACACGGGGACTGGGCTACCTAAACCCCAACCAAAATTATCGTTCCATGTACTTGTTCCCCAGCCATAACCTTGGGTAGTACCCCCATTCCCAGTATCTATCTCAAAGCTTAAGTTAATACCTGTGCCACCGCCAGTAGCGGTAGATGTAGCATTTGTGCCAACAACAAAAGTAAACGCATTGACGTTTATAACAGTATCGACTTTATGAGTCGCGTTAAGTGTTGCCGCAGAAATACCGCCTACAGCAGTTGCGCCGGCTATGTCAATGTAGTTATCCTCAACAGCATTTGAGCCAACCGCAATAATAGTAACCGTACCAGAGCCATTAGTTGTCGTTATGCAGTTATCAGTAACAGGTGTGGTTAAAACTGGGTCTGTAGGGCGTAACGGAGTAATGTCATAGAAGTACCCACCTACTTCAATATATGCTTTTTCACTAGTCCCACAGGCTAAAAAGTTGTCGTTGTAAGACGTAATCCACCCGAACATCTGGCGGCAAAATCCAAGCATGTATTCTGAAGTAGCCTTAGCCCAACCACCAATTTTTTCTGGAAAACCCGAACGAAAGCGAATCTTATCGCACTCGTACCAACCACCCTCGTTAGAGTAGTTAGTCTGGTCTCTATTGATTCCGGGCTTAAATTGTAGTTTCTGGAATGGCATAATTTACCTCAGACGAATGGACGGGTGCCTGCACGGTCTATGATAAGCGTTTGGCCTCTCGGTGTCGAGCCCTCTTCGTTAGGAATACTAATATGGGTCCAAGAATCAAACTCACGGATTAGCTGGTCGTATTGTAAGTCTGAGGCAATAATTGCTTTGCATATCTGGTCTGGGGTCATACCAGGCACTTTAATGTCAGCAGCACAACCAACCATATGCTGGCTATTCTTAGACCCGCCCACGTGGGCATTGACTTCTGGACCTCGATAAGCTGAGTTAATCATAATCGGCTTACCACCAAGCACCTTTTTTACTTCTTCTAGGAAGTTGGCTAGGCGTACCAAATTCTGGTAAGCAATAGGGCCTGGGGTATTATCCAAGCCGTTACGGGCAGCTGTCTCGCTGGCGGTTAGTTCTTCAAGGGTGAAGTGTGGGGTTAGGTTCATTTTAATCCTTTAACCATGTCTTTTTGTTGGCTGCTATTGCTTGAGCCTAACCAGAAGTTATAAACAGAAGCAGTCTCTCTCGCTAATACGCCAAGTAATAGCATCATTACGTCAGAGCCTGTCAATGATAAATAACCAGTAGCTGCACCAAGCAACAAGCTAAAGAACCCGATAATCGTAACAACGGACAAAACCGCAGGCATTCTAGACCTATTTGTCATCTGCATTTTGCGTGCTGAATCGCGGTCAGCAGCGTCAACCTTAGCAAACTCAAGGTCTAGCTCTTTAAGTTTTTGAATACTCTCAGGATTTGTAGTCAGCGCTTGCGTCACCGCGTCAACTGTTTTATCCGATAAGCCAAGTTTGTCAGCAATCATAGTAACCGCCGCACCGCCTAAAGGACCAGCAACAGCCGTAGCTAAAGCAGGGGCTGCTGATTTAAGTATTGATATAAGTGCTTCCATTATTTCCTCATAAGCATTGATGATGCAATTATTAACATGGCTTCAGGGTCAGCGGGTTTTTCTTTCCAACCAACCGTGATTTGCCCAATAAATTGATTGTTGCTAGGTGGTACTGCAATACGGCACGTGTAATTAATACCTATAGCTTTATACCAGAGCCCTATTTCTGACTGTGCTTTAGGGTATTCTGAACAAGGTATCTCATCTGCCATTAGCTTAATAATGTCATTATTGTTAGCTAAGTTTTTACTAAACAAACCAACATCGTGG